GGGGAAAATCCAATGAGTCGTTTATCATTGCAATATGCTTCTAAAAATAACACAATTCATAATAATTTTAAATGGAAAATTAATGAGTCATGAGTCATCAGTCAAATCATCAGTCTATCTCCAATTTCTCTAAAAAAATGTCCATTATATGGTAAATTATTTTTGATAGATTTTGTCAAAGATTTGTCACTGATTCCCAATATATTGCAGCAATAATATTTGCACAAAAATATATGAATAAGGTTACCATTTTCATCATACTGACCGACACCATTTCTATATAATATTGGATAGCCATTATTTGATGCTTCAAAACTATTCCGCAATTCTTCACTACAATTATCATACAAAGTATAATAATGTCCCTTTGTTAGAGTGAATTTTTTAACTGGGTTATCCAATGCTCCACTTGATTCATAATTATTTTCATGAGCCGCAGTTTTTCTATCAATATAAACCGCTAATATTTCTGATTTATCATGATTCAATTTTGCAATATAGCCAATATTTTTCTGAATGGATGGTCTAGTTGGAACAATATTATGAACAATCAATGGATCCAGACTTCTTTCAACAAATAACCAGCGATAATTGCAATACGTGCGGTTTTCAACTATGGCTTTATTCAATGAAGGGCGCTTAATATTGGGATTTTCGCGCATTACTTCGGCAACATTCTCATATACTTTAACTAGTTCCAAAGTGTCCGGATTAATTTTTTGAAGTCTGGGACCCAAATTCACTAGAGGTTCATTAAATCCAGTGGTTGTTCTTGCCTGTGGTCGATTCATTTTTTCGATAATTTCTTTATTCATTTTTTCAACTGAATCAATCTTATTGGATAATTGTTTGACCATTTTTAGAAGGTCTTTAACGAAAATATTTTCATTATTTGTCTCTTTCATTTCAAGCATCATCTTCAAATTTTCATTCTCACGTTGCAATTCAGCATTTATACTATTGAAATACTTTAAATTATTGTTAATAATTTTCAATAACATGCTATAGGGTAAATCTTTGCCAATTATAAAGAGTTCATTTTCATTTTCGTGATTGACAAGATTGGTAATTTTGTTTAAGAGAACATTTTCATGATTGTGAATAAAAGATTCGAAATCTTTACTGCGAGTAACTGAAAAACAATCCAATAAAAGGCATTCTTCATATTTGTGTTTACGTTCTGCATATCGATTTGAGATTCCTATGCGACTTTCACCAATTTTTACGACATATCTTCCACTTTCAAGAGTTTTGACGCGAATAATATAAACAATTGGACCACTTGAGGAATATTCATCTAATAATATTTTTTCTCTATCCAGAACTTTTTGTTTCAATAATTTCTCTTCATATTCTTTCTGTTTCTTATCTTCAATTTGCAGCAATTGTGATTTCAATTCAGAGTTTTCTTCACCAAATTGTAATACTTGAGTTTTGAGATTAAAGTTTTCTTCACCAAATTGTAATGCTTGATTTTTTACTTCTAAAGTATCTTCTTCAATTATTTCGTAAAAAATTTCTTCCAATTTGATAAAATAATCATGTATTTCATCTGCTCTTTTTGTTCCAGCCTTCATGCATAATCTTTTAAATGTTTTGATATTCAACATAATTTTTTCTTTATTATGACCACCTCTTGATTTTTTTGATTTTTCATCACTAGTAATATTATCTTCTTCAATTACTGCCATATTTTCTGAATTAAATGGTTTTTGTCGAAACTTTGGACCCAAAAATTTATAATCTTTATCAAGAATAAATTGTTTTTCTAATAGGTATTTTGCATTAGATTTTTTATAAAATCCAAGCCATTCCCAAATATTATCAACATCAATGACAAAATCATTTACTTTATCATATTTCAGATAACAGTAAAAACTTGATAAGAACATTTGCTGTTCATAATCAGTAAAGTTTTTTTGCAGTTTTTCAATCAGTTTTGATTGATGGTTTTGATTGAATCGAGCAATTGGGTTGCTCTCAATCAGGCGGACAATATCTACGCTCATACTTATAATAAGGTAGATTTCTTTAAATTGCTTATAATTTTAATAGTATAAGCAAAAATAAAATCAATTTTTTATTTTTTTAAAAATTAATTTTATAATTTTTATTTATTTTTTAAAAATTTATTAGAATTTATTATTATAATGTTTGCTCATCCGTAAAGGTGAGCAAACATAATCATGAATAATTATTTATTTAGAATAATATTTTTTCAGGAATTTATAATTAATAAGATTCATCATATTTTATGATAATAAATCTTGCTCTTGCGGTTGCAAGAGCAAGATTTTCAATAAATTTATAATATATATGAAAACTAAATATTTAATATCAGTATTTATCATATTAAATTTTGCTCCTGAAGCTTCAGGAGCAAGTTTATTGCATAATATAATTTAATTTTACTCTAATTTTAAAATAAAATTATAAATATTATTACTGATAATTTAACGATATTTTTATAATATTATTATGTATAGTTTTTATCAGTCTATTATTTTTAAATATTTTATTAAAAAATAAATCAGTATTTATGATGAATAATCTTGCTCGCGAAGCTTCGCGAGCAAGATTATAGATGAATTATTTTCTATTTTACTATAATTTTTCACAAAAATATGTAAAATATTAATATTACTGTTCATTTACCATAATTATTTAAAATAATATTTAAAATAAATTTCATCAGAACATACTTTTTATATAAGTTTATAAATTTTGTAACAATATTTATGATGTAAATGTTTGCTTATCCGTGCGGATAAGCAAACATATTGATGAATACTTTTCTATTTTACCCTATTTTTTCACAAAAATAAACAATTTTATAATATTACTGTTCATTTATCAATAATTTTTATAAGTTTTATCATAATATATATTTAAAAGTTAATTAATTTTTGCTTTTAAAAATAATAAACAATTTTTCCTTATTGTTTTATATTATTAAAACATTGATTCTTTTAATTCATCAATAGACCAACTATCAATTGGACAATCTTTTTTACTTTCAAGAAATAAAAATGCTTTCTCGATTTGAATATATTTATCAATTATTGAATATTCACCAGATGTACCACATTTTGAGGATATTTTAAATTTTTCACTTTTTAGCTGTAATAGTGGATGATGTTTGCTAATAATAAAAAATTCTTTTTTTTCTTTAGGATTCAAATAGTATTCACAAAATTTTGGCAAATTATCCAAATCTCTTTCTCTTTTTAACCATTCAACAAATTCAGTGGGTAATTCTTTTGCATTTAAATGTCTTGATACTTTACCTCTATTTTTATTCTGCTCAGATTGAGTTGCTAATCTTAAATTACATTTTCGATTATCTAATTTATTTCGATTTATATGATCTATGCTAATTTGTCCTTTGCCAAAACCAGAATGACCCATTATTATTTGATGTAAATACAATTTTTTATCTTTATCTACCGTTTTGAATATATATCCTATTTTTGAATTATATGAATATGTTAAATTATTTTCATCTTGATTAAATACCTTATCGTAATCATCTTCAGAAAAAAATGTTATAGCATTTTTATTACACAACATAATATAATATAATTTTTCATCAGGATCAAGATCATTTTGAACGAATAAATGAGGGTTCATTTTTTTTCCAGCTGAGCATCCAATTAAAGATACATGACCAGAATATTTGTGGATAATTTTTAAATTATTATCTCTTGCAAATGATTCTAAAACTTCCATTTTTTATTTTTATTCAAAAAAGAAAAATAATTAATCAATTTTTACACTTTTGTTCAAGAATTTTATAGAATATGTAAATATTCTAAAAATAATAATACTAAAAACCCTATTTTTGGTTCTTTTTTTATGAATAAGTTTTTTTTGAAAAATCTTGAAATATTATAAAATCAGTAAATGATTTATAATATAAATTTTTTAATTGCTGTAAGCACTCTTTATCTTTTAAGTTTCCCTAAAAGGAGGACTGTATCTTAAGCCATTTCCGGTTGCTTAAACCATCATTAATGACCCACACCCGTTCAGTCTCTGATGCCCTATCATAGGCTAGCATAGCGCCCTTAGATAGTAGACATGCGGGTTGCCCAATCCTTTTCATTATTACCATACCTAAGTTCATTACTCTTAGCCAGATTAAGTTTTCACATAAATCCTTGGTAGAAAAGGCTGTAAGGGGTTTCCCGAACAACAAGGAATGTTGCAGATATATAATAATATATCCACTAGCAGTTAGTCATGCAATTTGTAATTGCAGTGAGGACGTAAATGGTTTTCTATAGCTTGAACTCACGATGCTATAGCATACTGCTTTTAGGCCCTGGATTACGAACATTAAGAAAAATGTAACTAAGTTAAGGCCACCCATGCCGCTCATCACGCGGAGCACGTTGTAATTCGTGGCATACACACGAATCTTTGATGAAATAGAGGTCTTTGGAGTAACCTGGAGCTGAAGAGTAGCATTGTCAATACGAGAGAAGTTGCACGTGCCGCTCGGTTGGTGCTGTTCAGGTTGTAAAGCAAATGAATACACATTGATACCAGTGGCGGGGATATTGGTGTGGCACTGGTAGGGCTGGACAAGGTTGAAGTAAGATCCAAGACGCTCGGAGAAACGGTCGTGACCGTTGAGCTGAAGCTTGGCACGAACGACGGGGTTACGACCGGCACGCTGGGGAGCAAGACCGGCGTGGTCAGCACCACCGGCAGCCTCGTTGTAATCGGAGAAGTTGACGGGGGCATTGTTGTTGGTTCCTGCACCACCACCCTGGGGAAGCTGGCTGACACCGACTTCGGGGGTAGTCTGCCAAGCCTCACCCTGAGGACCGTAGATCTTGTCGACGAGTTGGGCAGGGAAGCTGACAGCGGAATAGCCGGACTCGACGTTGGTACGAAGAGCGGCATATGGGTCAAGGAGACCATTGGACTGAATCTTGCCGTGAGTATCGTTGTCGAAGTCATCAGTGTAGTTGTTCCACTGGTTCATTCCGAGTTGGATAACAGAGTCACGCTGGATGACCCAGATGAGTTCCTTAACGGGGTGGTTAAAGTTCAGTTTAACCTTGATATTCTGAGAAGTAATCGACTCATCGCCCGTGAATTGGAGTTGCTCAATAAGGTACTCATGAGAGACTTGCGCGAAACGCCTACGCTCATCAGTATCAAGGTAGATGTAATCTACGTAAAGTGAAGCAGCCTCAAGAGAGGGGACGCAGAAGAGGGAATCAGACTTGGAGTCGATATTGATTCCGCAGTTTCCGAGAGAATCGGCAGTGACGTAGCACTCGTTCTTCTGTCTGAACTCAAGAATGACCTTAACCTCGTGGTATTGCACCTTAAATACCCCACCTTTCGGTGTATTTACATACAGAAGCCGAGGTTTAATACCTCTGTATGTTTTCGGGAGTGGACTATATCTTAAGCTTTTTATAAATAAAAAACCCATTACCATTTAGTCTCTGAACCTTTCCCATAGTTTTTTTAAACCTTAGGGACTTGGCTGCTGATTGCCCATTTCAGAAAAATCTTTAGATCTTTCCTCATTCGATTGCACTTTTACCATACCTGAGTTTTTTCTCAGCCAGGATAAACTTTCATTTATCCGTTGGTAGCAATTTGTTTCTGAATTTTGTATAATGTTAAATCTATGAAGTGATATTATTGAATTAAAATAATAGTGTAGTTGAAGATAAAAATATTTTGTTCTATTTTCTTTTTTATAAAGAGGTTGGAGATTTGTCCAATTAAAACAAACATTTGTATCTTCTTCAATCGTCGCGTTAAATTTACATATAGGTATAATATGGTCTAATTCCCATACCTTTCCAAAGTTTTCCCAATTCATATCTTTTTCAAATTGAAATTCAATCCATTTTTTAAATGTATTAAAATCACAATTTAATTTTTTTAGATATGATGATTTTTTCCCTTTTAAAAGTTTATGAATTTTACTTCTTAAAACTTCTTTCATTTGAAAATCTTTATCAGATTTCCTTTTTTCTTGGATCTTCTTTTTTTTAATTGGGAGATATTCTTTGTTTTTCATTTTTATATGTTCTTTATTTGATTCGCGATATTGTTTTCTTTGAAGGTCTATTTCTTCTTTTTTATCTACACGATATTGTTTATTCTTTATAAGTAATTCTTCTTTATTACTTTCATAATATTCTTTTTGTTTTTTTTGTATATGTTCTCTATTTTGTAATCTATCTTTTTTTCTACAATCTTTACAAACATAATGCAACCCGTCTTTATTAGTTTTACATTTGTTAAATGATTCTAGATCTTTTTCAATTTTACAAGTTGAACACTTTTTCATTTTTATACCTTTTATTACACTTCTAGTTTTTAAATCAATTTTTTTCAGAAACATTTTTTCGACTTTAGGGGTTTCCAGCAATTTGGAAATGTCGCACGAATTATCGCACTAACACCCGCGGTAGTTATTTATTAGAACCGCTAACCTATTTTCCCTTTCTTTATTCTAAATTTCAGAAAGGAGTGGTGTTTTTCAGCCCAGCATTTTAGGCAATCAGAGGGAGAGAAAGACCGGGGTTACGGCAGAACCAGAACTGGAAGGGAACATAAAGAGTAGTTGCCTCAGCCTTCTCGAGGGCAGTACCAGTAAGAGCGAAGGTATTGCCAACCATATTATCATAACCTATCTGGTGTCCGGGCTCTTGGGTAAGCTCGTTCCAGATGTTCAGCCAATCACCGTAATGTTTGTCGCATAGATGATTGGAAAATACCTTTGGTTTCCCAAAGGATTAGACTATATCTTAAGCCTTTTATTATAAAAGACCCATTACCATTTAGTCGTTGAACCTTCCCCATTGTTTTTTAGACATTAGGGGCTTGGCTGCGGATTGCCCATTTCAGAAGATTTTTAAAATTTTCTTCATCCGTGGAATTTTTACCATACCGGAGTTCTACTCTCCGCCACATACTACTTTCGAGGTATGCTTGGTATCCTTTATTTAATAATGAGATTTGATTTAATATTTTTATATGATTTAATATTTCATCAACCAATATTTTATTTGATTTAACGATATTTCTTTTTTTTTCTAATGGTCTTAAATTTGTCCAATTATTGCATATTAATTTTTCGAAATTATCAAAAAGATTAAAAAATGCTACTGGAATAACATGATCTATTACCCAATAACTGCTATAATTTTCCCAATTCATTTTATCATCGAATTGATATTCAATCCATTTTTTTAAATTTTCGTTAGATGTTCCAAATAATTTTATGGTTGTATTTGATATTTTTTTATTTAAAGCTTCGTGAATTCTTGTGCGTATTGATTCTTTTATAGAAAAGATTGGATTTTGTTTTTTTCTTAATTTTATTCTTGTATTTCTTTTCGTTTTATTTTGTAGATGATAGATTCTAATTTTTTCTTTATTTTTCTCATAATAATTTTTTTTATTTTCAATTATTTTTTCATGATTTTTGATAGAATATTCTTTTGATTTTTTATTATGTATTTCCTTATTTTTTTCATAATATTCTTTATCTCTTTTCTTAAATTCTTCAATATTATTTTGTCTTCTTTGTTTTTCAGTATTACATCTACATTCTTTACATTCATTTCTATATCCAATACCATTTTTTAGTTTTCTTTCATGAAATTCTGAAAGCTCTTTTTCTTTTTTACAAATTCTGCACGTTTTCATTTTTAATTTGCTTTAAAATTTAAATATTATTAAATCATTTTTTTCTCATTTTTAAATGCCGGTTTTAGGGGGTTCCCGCAATTTGGCAATGTTGCATAGTTTTTTAAACTACACTAACGCGTGTAAATCCTTTTTTTGGCAGTGGTCTATTGCCAGGAAGACGATTACTAAAGGGTTTTATGTTTAGGATTCTTCGTCTTAGAACCTAAACCCTCGCGTTTTTCAGCACCGACAGTTAATGCGCTGACCACCGATCTCGATCTCGACGTTGCGGATGAGAATGTGTCCGATGTAGTTGACCCAACGAAAGCAGAAAGATTTATCAGCAGTAGTAGCGGTGGGGCACTCAACAAGGGGAAGAGTAACCTGAAGGTAAACACGGTTAATCAAATCACCATTACGAGAAATGGTGCAAGTAACACGTTTGCCGAAATCAGCAGTTCCGTTAAAAGTTTGCTCAATGGATTCAATAGAGAAGTTGGTGTGACGACGGTAAACAACCTTAAAAAAAGTGATTTGGGGGTTTCCAGTTAGGTAGACATCCTGTGCGCCATAGGCGACGAGTTGCATAAGTCCTCCAGACATTTATATTCTTAACAAAGAAAAAAATTTTTTCAGAAACGCATTTAATTTCTGAAAAAATAAATAACTCTAAAGCTTCAATTATATAATAGAAAAAATTACAGTTATATTAAAGTTATTTACTAAGTATTTTTTACAATATAATAATACAAAAAATGCCTACTCACTCTTATCAATGCTCTCTTTTCGTACCAATTTTTTAATATATTCATTTTGCTCCGTTTCTCCAAATTTCATATATTTCCTAATTTTCGATTCATTTTTAATAATTTTCAAAAAAACGCGGAAATAATCCTCCAATATTTTTAGTAATACTTCATTCCAATATGTATCATCTCTTTCTACATTGTTAATCTTCATTGTCCCCCCACTATTCTGCAAAAACTCCACCAATTCCGCCTTTG